TTGGCATTCTCAATGTCAGCACCATTGATCTTGATGACTGCATCTGCCTGTTCCTTTGTCAATCCTAATGTTTCAAGTTCTGCTCTTTTCATTGTTCTATTCCTCACTTTCAAATACATTTTTTACGGGGTCATTCCCACATGATTGTTTGGCTTTGTCGGTTTTACGACTTGGCACACCGTCAATATTTATTAAACCGCACTAATCTGAATCAGGTGCAGCCAACATGATTGAAATGTTCTTGTTTCCAATCAATGTGACTTTTGAAACAGTCTGTGCGGTTATTGTGCTTGATATGCTTTCATAACCTTCAGCATTGAACTTGATTAAAAGTTCTTTACTACTGTTCAGGATGCTGACCTGTGTATCTTCATTGTCAGCAAGCACTTCAAGCAAAGCTGCAACTGTCATATTGTACCCCCTTTCTGTTAAGACTGCTTAACTGTTGGTGCAATTAAAAAGCACCCTTTTCAGGATGCTTTGAAAACTAATTATTCATGATGTTCACCTCTTGGCTCAAATATCACAACACTGCTTTCTTGTTGATCTACTGTCTATCAGAAAAGAAATCAGCCCATTCAGGATTTTCCCGGTCAAAGATTTTTTTCTGTTCAGGTGTCAAGTTGTGTGGGTAATCCTCAAACATATTGAACACCTTCTTTTTGTCAAAACTAAACAACCACAAGCCCACCTGTTCAGGTGTATCTTGCCACCATATCACATCATCAGGGTCATTTTTATAGAATCTGTCATTTGACATCACCCAACACCCCCTTCTTCTGTGCTTTGCTTGCGGTGTTTATATATCCAAGCAATTCTTCAAATTCATCATTGTCTTTGAAAGAATCAACTTCCATCAGAACAACTTTCTTTTCCCACACTGATCCAAAAGACCTGTCAACCGTCTTTCTGCATCCAAACCGCTTCATCAAAACCTGAAGTGGTGAATCATATCTTTCATTTCCATCAAACGGCATCCAACCGTTTTTATTCTTTGATTGAAGTTCAAGATATTCAACACCTTTTTCAGTCCTTCTGACTATTGCAGCGTGTTTCCCGGTTGCAAGGTAAAATTCTTTGTTCAGTTCAAGTTCCTTCAGGATGTTCCATGTGCCAAGGGCTTCTTTCTGAACCTTTTCAATCCTTCCAACAATGCCGGGCAAATCCAAAACCTTTTGAATGTGTCCGTTGATTGAAAAGAACCATTGACTGTCACCGCCCCTGAAATCAAGAACATTCAATCCGTTCTTGTTTCCACAATAGGCAAATGCAAGGGAAGAACATGATCCCTTTGTCATATCACCCCCGGCAAGTCTTTCAATTATGTCTGCTTCTGAAGGTTGCTTGTCAAAGTGCTTAACAGGATTGTATGGAATCTTGTTGGCATCAATCATCTTCTTCAGATCATTGAATGCTTCACTGTGTTCCTTCACCTTTATTGTACCACCCGGCTGAACTTTGTTCAATCCTGACTTATTACCGCCACCAAGAAATGACTTTTGCCATTGCTTGTATGTCATATCAGCCGGAACATGATAGGTTGGTTTCCCATCAGCCATCCTTGCAGCCCTTTCACCGGGAACACCAAAGTCATCTGCAAAGTATGGAACTGTGGTTGATCTGCAATACACATGAAATGGTGGTGCAGTTGTTCCAACTTCCCATTGTGACATTTTGAAGTGCTTGCCATCCATATCCTGACAAATATCAGAAGTGTGACTGTCAAGGGTTGCAACAATTTCATATTCTTCAACATCAAGTTCTTTGAAACAATCCCTTTGTGCTTCAGAACTGAAAAAGGCTTCTTCAGTCATGACCAACCGCCCGGCATTGTGCTTTGAAGTGTTCATCTTCTTGGCAATTTCATCAATGGCTTTCTGTGGGTCTTGACCAAGAACAATGTTCCTTGTCAGGGATTGATTCAGTTCATTCACCAACTTGGTTCTGTTTCCCCACACCCTTTGACTGAAGTTCTTTCCATCAGCTGCCCAAGGCTTGTTGATCACCTTGGCAATCTGCTTTTCATCAAGACTTGCAAAATCCCAACCAACACCAATGCCCTTCTGAATCTCAAAAGCGGTTCTGTAAAAGCCTGACTTGTAAACATCTGACATTGCAGAATCAATGGTGTCAAGTTGGTTTCCAAACATCACTTCAAGTGACTGTTGTGTTTGCAGTTGCAGTGCTTCCAATCGGCTGATATGAAATCTTGCTGAAGCGTTTTCAAGTTCCTTGATCCACTGACCATTTAGGGCATTTTCCTGACCATATTTGATATATTCATGAACATCCCATTTCAGTTCATCAAGTTCCTTGGCGGTCAACATCCGTCTTGCTTCTTCAAGGCTGACATTGTTGTTCTTTGCAAATCGACCATACCAAGCATTGATCTGACCTTCAATCTGTCTTTGGGCTTTTCTGTATTGATTTTCAATATCAGCATAAGCGGAAACACCAATGTCATGTTGTGATTGTTCAACCTGTTCAAAACGCTTTTTCCAATATTCAGCCGATTTCATAATCAATCACCGCCTTTGTCATCATCCGTGTTTGGTTCAGGTTCATCACCTTCATCATCCGGGTTCTGACCTCTTTGACCAAACAGGTCAAAATTGGAAAGGGCTTCTTCCTGTTCCTTTTTCTTCTGTTCTTCCAACCTTTCCATTTCCTTCTTTGGATCATCAACCCAAGGATGCTGACCAATAACAGTTTCAAGTGAAAGGATTCCCATTGACTTGGAACAGTTGTCAATGATTTCACCTTCATTGATCAGGATGTCACGGTTGAAGATGATGTTGACATTCTCTTTTTCAAAGTTTCCATGCCCGGTGTTTGCAAGGTGGGCATCCACAAACCAAAGGATTTCATCAAAGGCTGCCTGATATTCCGTTTCAGTGTCATTGGCATCAATGTCTATATCAGAATACATTGATTGAATGTTCATCTGATTTGGATTGCCGGAAAGCCTGTCATCCTTGGCATCATAACCCATGCCGTTTTCAATGATTGCTTTCTTGAATATCTCAATGATTGCCTTGTAGTTTTCGGCATTCACCTGAATTTCAAGTGTTTCAACACCGCCCTTTTGGCTTTCATCATATCTGACCTTTACTGCACCATAGGTTGCAAGGTTCTTTCTGAATTCACCAAGGTTTGTACCGTCATAGTTCTTCAGAACAAGAATTGTGTTCCTTGCGTCCTCTTGCATATTGTTTTCAAAGTCAGAAAGCATGACATTGATTCCATCCTGAAGTGATTTCACCTTCTTCAGAAGCGGTGTTTCCTGATCATTGACCTTCAGTGGGATCAGTGGAATTCTTGACCAATTCAGCGGTTGACCGTTTGCAGTGACATATGCACATTCAATGTCAGAAGCATTTGCATCAGGTGTCAGCCTTCCATTATCCCAAATGTAACAATGAATGCCGTTCTGATCAAACACTTCAACCTTTTCAATCTGTTTGTGCTGCTTGTTTTCATAGCCGTTTACAACATACATACGAACTGCACCCTGAAGGTGTTCATGTTCTGCATCTGCCCAAAATGGCAAAATCTCATATGCCGGGAACAATCTGAAATCAAGTTCACCATCCTGATTGTAAAAAGGATAAAGCCAAGCAATACCGCCATTGTATGCATACTTGCCTGACTTCTTGATTGTACGCATGAACTTCTTATCAAAAATACCCTGAAGAAGTTCAGTGTATGTGTCATTGTCAGTTTCGATTGCAAAGGGCTGACCAAACAGGTAATTGGTTTTCTGATTCACCAACTTTGCATACTGATTGTCAATGATGTGGTTGTTCGGCAAGTTCTCCACTTCCTGAATCTTTCCATCATCACCGATCATTGTTCTTTTCCTTTTCAGGATGTCATGTTCATTGTCATAATACATGAATCCCTTGATCTGCAATGCTCTTTCAGGTGAACCCTTCCATCTACTGATAGACTTTTCAAGAAATTCAAGGTCTGACATATTTGCACCAAACCCAAACAATATGAAATTGGATAACCTGTCAAGCAAGTTCAAAGTGTTCAATATGTTCACCACCTTTTCATTGCATAATATAAACTAAACCGCCTTGTTCCTTGTGGTTCAGGCGGTTTGTGTTTCTAATTTGTTACTATTCAAAACTGAATGCATCACCCTTGCTGAAATCTTCAAGGGCATAACGCATTGCATCCATCAAGTGGTTGAAATCGTCAATGGGTCTGTTGATCTTCTTTCCTGTTTTTGAATCAACATCCCATGTGTAGTTTCCAATCTCTGTCAGGAAGTTCACGCACCGGGGATGAATGATAATGTGAAAATCCTGAA